CGTTGATAATGTTATTACCTGATGTATCTTGTATCGTGTCTACTTTTAAAATTGCTGTCATTATGCTCCTATTAACCTATATGCTCCAAAATAAGTTGTTTTATCTCTTGCAAATACAAGAGCTGATCCACTTGTATCATTTACATTTAATTGTATTTTAAGTACATCAGAAACAGCTAAATCCATAATTGCAAATATAGAAATTTGAGCTGCTTGTATTCTGTTTCCTGTAAAATCGTATTGGTTATCTTTATATAAAGAACCATTTTTAACTAATCTTATTGTTTCATCAGCTAATTCAGCACTTCCTTGAGCGCTTCCATAACAATTAGAATATACAAAATATTTCCCTGCTTGATTTGATGGTACAGTAAATGAATATGTACTTGTGTTGTAGGCAGAATTTGTATCAATAACTTCTGTATCAAATGCAACTACTGTGTTTGCTCCACTTGAAATAGTTTGATTTGAAGATAAATATGCTTCAAAAGCTGGAGTATTTTTCATAGAACTATTTAACGTAATAGACCCATTAGCCATATCAACAGTCTCCCCAGATTGACCAAGAGTAATGGTCCCTGATCCAGAGCTCGTTGTTATTGTTCCTACTTTTAATGTTCCGTCTGCCATAATTTATCCTATTCTATAATTCTATAAGCTCCAAAGTTTGAATATTGTGCTGTACTATTTCCAGAAAGTCTTGGACTACTACCAGTATCACTATCATCAATATATCCAAAACTTTCTAAATAATCTGATGAGCCATTCATATCCACTATACCAGCAGCTTGAACTGTATTTGAATAACCATTTGCTGTTGTTCTTTGGTCAAATTGTGAATAAATTATAGCAGAACCATTTTTTTTAATAGTCGTTGTACCTAATAAAAAATTATTTGCTCCATTTGCATTACAAGCAATTTGAGAATAGACAAAATATTTTCCAGCAGTTGTTGGAGTAAATCTATAGTTAGTTGAGTTATCGTAGCAATTATCAGTATCTAAAACTTCTGTATTAAATTGACATTTAGTATCTGTTGCATCTGATACAGTTTGATTAGCAGATAAGTAAGCATGAAAAGCTGGTGTCATTGTTCCACCAAAACCTGTTTGAGTTCCGTTGTTATTAATTGTAACTCCTGATGGTACATTGATTGTATCACCACTTACACCTAAAGTAATAGTAGATGTGTTTGTACTTCCAACTTGTAATGTCGAAGTTCCTGATACTGTATCAATAGTGTTTGTCTCTAGTTTACTCATTATAAAATTACGAATGTACTCCCTGATGGAATTGTTATTGTGCCTGAAACTGTAACGGGTCCAACCAAGGCTCCGTTATTTGAACCTGACATTGATATACTACTCCATGTTTGTGAATTTTTCACGAAAAAAGTTGATGACAAAGAACCAGATGTTACTGATGAATCTGTCGGTGTTCCAATATCAAATGTGTTACCGAGCACAGTACCAAAAAAAGTATCTGTTGCTGCTGGCGCCGATGAAAATGTAATCTGTGAACCTGATATTGTAAAGGCTGATGGATCTTGAACTACACCTGAAATAGAGATTATACAACTAGCTTCGTTTCCTGGAAGCACAGCAGTGCCACCCACCGTTAAGTTAAATGCTGTCGCAGAAGCATTGAACCCGGATGCGATATTATCCAAAACTTGATACGCTCCTGTTAAGGGCGCTTTTCCAACGTAAGCCATATGTTAATTCCTTTACTCTGTAGGGATCGGGTTTGCAGTCTTGACACTTGCTACATGGTCTTTCCAAGTAGTTGTACCATCAACAGAATCGTGGTACTGCATGTCGAGCTGTGAGCCCAGATCACCGTAGGCGTTTCTTCTTGTAGCTCTAACTGCATTTTGTCTCTCTTCGAGATCTGCAGCAGAATCTACAGCGTTCAGTTGCTCATCAGTTGGTTGCGCTACACCTGAAACATTCCATTCCTTGATGTAAGGGCCCTGACCGTTTGAGTCATCCTGAAGCAAAACGTCTGCCATAAAGTCAACATTTGCTACGCCGTTATTAGCGCAATATTGTCTGACCTTGTTTGATAGTGATGCCATAGTTTTTCTCCTTTGTTGTTGTTTATATTATGGTTTTATTCATAATTCAAATTATTATGTTAAAATTTTAAATCCTTGAAAATAATTTCTGTAACTACTAGCTCCACCAGATGTAGCTGGAACTTCTATATTTCCTCCATTTGAAGTATCTGCTCTAACATAAACTTCGTAATAATCTGTTGCATTATGATCTACAATTAAACTTGCTGATTGCCAAACTCTCTTAACTTCTCCAGATGGTTCATTTTTAAAATAAGTTAATAGTGAACCATTTTTATAAAAATAAAGTACATGATGTTGAATATTTTTACTTGCATCATAAAAATACATACCAGTTGAAATGTAACTTTTTCCTACAAAGCCTGGAGTATATCTTTTGTTTGTCGTATCATAAACTGCACCAACATCTATAATTTCTGTATCAAATGTAACTTTAGTTTCTGTTGCATCTGATATTTCAACACCAGAACCTATATAAACTGCCATAAAACAAGGAGAGTTTTTTTCTCCAGCACCAGTTACAGTTCCTGTAAATGCGTAGTTAGATGCCTCGTTTAATTGAGTTGGTCCTACTGCGTCTGTTGTTATCGATGCCGATGTTATTTTATCTATTGCCATAATTTATTTTCCTAAGTTATAATTCTATATGCTCCGAATACTCCATAACCAGAAGCATTTTCTGTTTGTCCATTTTGATCTAAGAAACCATAAATTTCTAAATAATCACTAGTTCCATTCATATCAACTGCATAATTAATTACTGCATTTGTATCTGCGTTTTCAAAATAACTTGTAGTTAGTCTTAATTGTGATCTTGCTATGTGTGATCCATTTTTATAAATTTTAATTTGGTGTCTTGCATAAGCACTATCAGAATTAAAAGCAATATTAGCATATACAAAATATTTACCAGCTGTTGTTGGAGTAAATCTATAATTTGTTGAATTATCATAGCAGTTATCTGTATCAAAAATTTCTGTTGCATAAGCTATTTTACTATCTCCACCAGCACTAAATCCAGTATTAGCTTGTGTTGCTGCAAAAGCTGGAGTGTTAGTTCCACCAATACCAGATACAAAGTTTGCTCTAGTCATTTTTTTTAATGCACCAGAAGCAGAAGTATCTGATAATAAAATTAAATCATCTGTTGCAATAGAAGTTTCTGCTGTTTGTCCTGTAATTACAGTTGGATCAAGTTGTTCATCGCTAATTGCATCATCAGCAATTTTAGCATTTGTAACTGCGTCCGCAGCTAATTGTGCTGTATCAACAGATCCTGCAGGAGCGTTGACTGTTCCTACAGCCCTTCCTAAAAATACACAGTACATTTCGTCTGTACCATTTGTTAATGCCGCTGATAGTGTAAGAGTTGTTCCCGTTGCAGTATAAGCTTTACCGGATCCTGGCTCTTGGACTACGTTATTTACAACAAGTCTAATGTCATTTTCGTTAGTTACAGAATGTGATAGCGTATATGCAGTTTGAGAATTGACGATAGTAAATACCTGTCTCTCAAAACTTATAAAACTTCTAGCTGGAACGTTTCCTAAATACGCCATGGTTACTCCTACGTGCTTATTGCATCAACGAAAGAAGCCCATACATCTAAACTTGACGCGGTATCTGACTTAGCTTTTAACACGTCATTGTTCAGCATTACAATTTTGCTTCCGCCGTCAATTAGTTCTAAAGATCCACCACTAACTATTGGCGCATTTTTAATTAAATAATAATCGTTTGATCCATCATTAATAAATACATCTATATTTATTGTTGATGTAGTTGTGTTTGCGCAACGTACAGAGATTATTGCATCATCTGAATTACTTGTATGAACAGTCGCTGCTGATGTTCCTACGTTTCTTTGTATATATCGTTCAAAATCTTGTGCCATAATTCTCCTTATAAACTATTTTTTATTATAACGCAATGGCCATAGCAGTAACGAACCCTGCTGATACCCCTGCTGCTCCACTTGATGCTGAAGTAACTCTACCTTTTGCATCTACCGTAATTGATGAATTTGTATAACTAGCTGCTGATACTCCAGAGTTAGCTAGTGTTAATGCTCCGCCAGATGCAATTGTTGCATCACCTGATACTGCTGATTCTTGATAACTTGTACCATCTGCAACTAATATTTTAGCAGATGTATTGTCGGGCATTTTAAGTAATGTACCTACATTTAAAGCACCATTAACATAATTAGATATAGTGTTTGCAAAGTTACCCATTAATGAGTGACTTGAACATTGGTAGTATAAAACATTTGGTGTGTTCACATCAACTGCTATTTGAGTATATGCACCAGAACTACCTGGAGTTCCATTTGTAGTTACACCTGTTGTGTAAGCTGTAGATTTGTCTGCTTCTAAATAAAATCTTAATGGGTGCCCTGAGTTAGTAGAATCTGCTTGATCAAATCTATAGTAATATTTGTAAGATGCATCTGCACCTGAAAATGTAATTGCAGGTGATTCTAATCCATCAAAAAAATATGCACTAGAAGATCCTTGACCTGAGTATGGATGAGCTGTTGTTTTAGTACCAACTTTAACTGTAATTATTTTTGGTGCTGAAGAAGAACCATATTCTTCTGGAGTAGGTAAACTTATTTTTGCACCAGGCACTGTACAGAATACTTCTGTTGCACCTGCAAAGTTTACAAGAGCATCACTATTAGAACTGGAGATAACATTAGTTCTAGCAAGTGTACTTGCTCCGCCATTTAAAGTTCCAAAACCAACTTCAAAGTTATTAGTACCGTTTTCAAAAATACAATAGTATGTCGTATTGCCTCCACCGATACCTGCAGCAAAAGTTTCAAAACCTGAAACTGCTCCACCAAGTGTAAACGTACCTGTCCCAGTAGTCGAACTGGATTCTTTGACCCTATCGTTTAATTTAAACGCCATTTAATTTTCTCCTTATGCCATGCTTATAATTGCATTAGCAGGTGTACTTGGATCTGGATAAGAAACTGTAAACGTACCATTAGTAGCCGTCTTGTTTCCACCGAAATCTAATACTACACATAACTTATCACTCTTGTCATCATTATAAATTGCTGCGAACGCTGCTGTAAAAGTAGCATTAGCCCAAGTACTATCAGCAAAGTCTACTGAAGCAACTGCAGTTGAACTTGCTACTGCTTGTGAACTTAAAGCTTTTCTCTCATAGTTTGAACTACCTGCAGAAGAAACTTCGTTAGTAGTTAAAACAACTGTACTAGATGTTGAGTATGGATTAGATGTGTACAAAGCTATTTTGAACGAATCTCCTCCGTTTGCAAAGTTATGTGTTCCCGAAAAGAGCTCTCCTCTAAACGCGAACGGTATTATATTTGCCATATTGTTTTCTCCTTAAATTTACGGTGACGGTGATTTTAAAGGAGTACGAATAACACCATCTTGATATTCGTCTCGGCGTCTACGACCTTGTTGTTCGATCGCATACGATTGTAAAGCTTTTTCATATGCTTGAGTATAGTATTGTAGCATATCTACAGGACCTTTCAAGTATCCATATGCTTCTACCAGACATCCATATAAAAGTAAATCTTGATATTTATTACTTGTATAAGTTCCAATTGTTGATGCTGGATTTGCTGTAGTTGGTTGTGTGGTGCTTGTTATACTAATAGGTTGTTTTACATAAGCCAAAGTTATTGAAAATTGAGCATTTGGAGTAGGTGCTACAACCCAAAATTCAGCATCCCAATTACCATAATATTTTGGTATTCCAGAAGCAGTTCCTGGAGTATCATAAAAAGTAGCCATATAACTAGTATCTTTTTTTTCTAAAAAAGTTTGTTTACCATTAGAATCTGTTAATTGAACATATCTAATAAATCTTAAATCAGTTGGAATAGTTACATATCTATTTCCACTTACTAAAGCAGATGTTGCATAAAATCTATTATCGTCACTATCTGCTTCTCTATAAATTTTATTTTCTGCATTTTTAATAATGGTGTCTAATATTGTATTAGATAAAACTCCACTATCTACTTCAGTATAATTTCTAATATCGTCTTGTAAATTAGCTAAAGTGTAGGCCATTACTTAGAATCTCCTCCATATTTTCTACGTATTTTTTCTACTTTATCATTTCTTGGTTCATACATTTCAAGATGAGGATCTTGTTTTTTGGGTGTAAATATAGCTTTAATCCAATTTAAAAAATGTGTTATCATGCGCTTATTGTTATAGGCCCAACGGAACAACCGTAGCCTCCTCCTTTAATATTTCCTGTTGTAGCAGTATCCGAATTCACTGTAAAGAAGAAGAAATTAGATAAAGCATAATCTGTTGTAACTCTTGCACCATTATCATAAAGACCTGTTGTGATTGCATATCCTGATCCTTGTCCTATTTGTGCTCCTGTTATTCCATCAAAATCTGGAATTGATGCATAAGCAAATACAGGATTAGTTGAAGTTCCTGTTCCAGGTGAAATTGTTGGTGCACCTCTAAATAAATATGTTGTACCATTTGTTAAACCATGTCCTGGCACATTTACATTTATAATACTTGATCCTGCTTGGTAGGTTTTAAAACCATTTTCTGGTATCATTACAGTTGTAATAGGTTCTGTTCTATCTACTCTAACTTGACTCAATGCTATACCATCAGAACCATATGGTTTAGGTTCTAATTGTGGTTGCTTAGGTTCAAATTCAGAAAAATGAACTAAAGAACCATTCCATTCTCTGACCATTTCTCTCCATGGAAATTCCATACCTGATCTGTCTGAAATTGCTCTTGAATGTTTTCCTGATGCGTATTTAGACATTATGATCCTGGGTAATAAACTTTTGGTGTAATATAAGTACTTGAGGCTGAACCATCTTCTTGTAACGCTCTTTGAAATTCATCCTCATATAATAATTTCATTTGTTGTGTTAATTGTGGAGCATACTTCATTGATAAATAATAAGCTAAACCTGAAACCATACAAGGTATAAATCTAAAAGGCATATCTGTAGCATTGGTATAAGCTCCTATATCTTGAATTCTTTTTATATAATAAAAATGCATATCTTTAGATGCGTTAGTTGAATCCGGTGTTGGATAAACACTAATACTAACATGATCAATAAATCTTTGTACCCAATATTGATTAGGTGTGCCTTTAGATAACTTATTAGAAAAACCTGCATAAGAAGATCTATCTACTTTTGTCATCGGACTATCTGATTGAGTTGTTTGAGTTCTATTAGATCTTAATTGTGCTTCAAGGACATCGGATATTCCATATACCCCATTTGGATTTGATGTAGCACTTGTACCATCGTCACTAGATCTAAAAAATTTATATTCTGCTTGTCCTTCAATTAAATCAAGATCAAGTTCTCCTATTTCCCAATAATGAATTCCTCTGTTGCCCCACTCTTGAAGCATTATATTTAATGATCTTCTAGAAGTTTTTAATTGATAACCAGATACTTGTTCAATACCTAATCTTTCAAAAGCTTCTTCTACTATTTCATCAATAGAAAAAGTTTTATCAAATGTAGTTGTTCCAGAGGTAGTGTTAGCCATTTAACCTCCTAGCCAGTGTAACCGATAGTAACCGATGTCGTATTAGTTAAATCTAAATATATTCCAGTTCTGCATCTAATTCCGCTTCCAGGAACATAAACGTCTACACCTTCTGTCCCACAATTAGCTTCATAAACTAAAGCTCCAGTTGCATCTGTTCCATCATAAATTTTAATATTACTGTTAGCCACTCCTTCAGCTTGAATATAAGTTATTCTAGCCGGCCCAATAAAATTACTAGATGCGTTTGTTGCTTTACCAAATCTTCCATCGGAAGTTCTGCAAGAAAACTGTTGATCTGATGTTGCCATAATTTTTCTCCGTTAAAATTTATGTGGGGCCTAAGCCCCACAGTAATTATTTATTATTGTGTGTCAGATGTTGAATCAATTCCAAATATTTTTAGAACGATTACAGTATCTCCACCTGGATCACCTGAAACAACCAACTCAACTTCGTCTCCAGCTAAACCAGCTACTCCTGGTGCAAAACCAGACATACCAAGTACACCATTGCAACCTAAGAAACCTTTCCAACCAGTTGTATTAAGAGCTAAAGAAGCTCCGTCAACATAACCGTCTGTGTCAGCATCTGTTCCAATGTCAACTAAGTTAACAGCGTTAACTGAAGCCGTAGTTACTACGACACCAATTCCCAATGGAATAAAGTTTGTAGGAATTTGAATAGAAGTTTCTTTTCCTGTAGTATCACCATTAGCAACTGTAATAGTTGCAGTGAACTCTTTAAGACTCATTGTAGATGTAAGAGCACCTGTTGATGTGTTTTTAGTTATTACTTCAAAACCGTTTTCTGATCGTACCGGTCCTGTAAATGTAGTATTTGCCATAATTATATCCTCCTAGTTTCCGAACATAGTCTCTAGGCCGTCGACTATACGCGTCTATGTTCTAATTAATTTATATAGTAATAAAACTATATACTAGTTTTTAGTAGAGTGCAAGAGAGCCTGTAGTGTGGAGTGGAATTTTTCCAACGATGTAGCTTTTTATTAAGTAGCTACTGAAACTTCAGGAGCAGAACTTTCAACGTTGTTCTGAGTGTGAGCGATTCTAGCTTCTTCAAGCTTGATATCTGTGATGATCTGTTTGACTTTATCGTCAATTCTAACCATCTCAAGAGTGTATCTGTTATGATCCAGATGCTCCTGTTCCCACTTCAACTCCAAGGACCTTTTTGCTTTGTATAGGTCTTGTATCATCTATAACCTCCTCATAGGTTATTCTATTCACCTTGTTATCATAACTAACTCCAAGGTTTTCCCAAACTATACTATTTTCTCCAAGTTTGTCAAGGATTGATTGTTCTAGGTCTGTTGGGGAATCTTCTGATTCAACTGTAAATTTAGCGTGATGATTGTACGCCCAAATGTTGACTGTAAATTTTTTCATGGTTTTGTCTTTCTATTTGTTAATTGTGGCGAGACTATGTCCCG